ATTTACACCTCCGTTACCATATATTTATAGTTTTTATCGTTTATAAGGCAATATATCAACTAATAGAGCAATCAACTGCTCAATTTTCTTCAAAGTTTCTTTCATTTCCGCCAGATCCTTAGCAACTTCGGAGCTTTCTTTGGTTTCTTTCTCTTTTATATTATCTTTTACATTGGTCTTCTTCATATTTTGTTCCTTAATCGTATGGGTTCCATAGCAAAGTAGGGTCTTCTAAATCTTCAATATATGAATCTTTACTTCTATCGCCATTGGCATAAGTTAAAGCTAAACTATCAGTACTGTCTGGTGAATGACCAATAACAAGTTTTATTTCCTCTTTAGCAACAAGTTTAAGTTTACCATTCTGCGAAAACTCAAACAAAGTAGCATTTAATTCTTTCTCAATGTTTTCATTTATCGGTAACCCTTTGCGAACTCCTTCAATCATATTGAAATACATTTCTGCTCTACGGTTTAGGTATTTATCACTGATAGGTGAAGAGCCAAAATTAATAAGACTACAACAATCATATTCTATACTTAGGTTTTCAAAAATAGACTCTCCGTAAGCCATATCAATGTTTATTTCAATCACTCTCCATTTTGGATGTTTAGTAAGCATAGCTTTTATTTCATTTCTAGCTTCGTGTCCAGTCAAGGTACTGTAGCACTTCTGTTCGTACCAATTTCCAACACGATAAGTTATGACTGTCTTGTCTTTTCCATATCCAGAACCATCAATTCCAATACTGACTAGACCTTCTTCAGGTTCTCTATCCATTTCTTTAGAATAATGAATCCCAGCTAACACACTGTTCTCTGCTTGTAGATTCAATAGCTCGCCATCAAGTTCTTGTTTCAACAATGCTTCATTCGTGAAACTATTTTTCATTTGTTCGTATTCTGCTTCACTTATAAACTTATTGTCAGTTGTTTTAGCTTGTATTAAATCTATTTCATTCAAGTGGTCTGCTATGTACAAATTCAACCACGAACCTGCTTTTGGTGTAGTTGTAATGTAAGTGTGCGGTTTAACATCGTCACCAAGTCCACGCATACAAGGAGTAGCAACCATCAAAATATCTGGTGGACTAAAAGCACCTTCGTCTAGAATCAAAGTACTAATCTCTGTGAAACCACGGCACCCATCAATGTTTTCGTAAGTCAAACCATAACAAGCACCATTCCCGCATTTTATCATACAGGAGCCTTTATTAAATTTGAACTTATCCCAACCAACAAGTTCCGATAGTCTGTTTGTAATTTCCCTAAACAAGTTCTCACTCAGTGCTTTATAGTTTTGAGCGAACACCAATATGCGTTCACCTTTCAAAATCTTTAATGCTGCAACCAAACTAGCAATATATGATTTTCCAGCACCACGACCGCATATCATAGCAGTAAAAGAAGAAGTGCTATTAAGCAACTTCTTCTGATGTGATAATAGTTTGTATTGAATCTTCTTTTTAGGCATCAACGAACTCAACTTCTATGCTCAATCCACCTTCAACTGTATCGTGATTTTCGTTTGTAGTTTCAACTTTCTCACTATACTGGTTTTTGTATCTTCTCTTTAGTAATTCTAAGTACTGATTCTTACCACCGAGCATATATTTGTTGGTTAAATCGTTAAGTATTCGTCCTTTCATACTCATAATCCAATCCATCATTTGTTCTAAAAGTTCAACAGTAGCTTCATCAAATGTGGAATTTGCGGGTTCAAAGCTCCTTGGATTCCATAGCTTATAGATGTCCTTTGGTCTTATTTTATAAGGTAAATACTGTTGCAAGTTTCGCATTACAGTAGCAACGCCATAATAAGACATTTCAGTAGCTTTAGTATTTTTAGGTTCGTAGTTCAACAAAGTCATAGTTATTCCGCAAGGGTTATAGCCAATAGTCTTTTTGTCTATGTTGTTTGGAATGGAGAAAGTATCACTTAAACTAGCCATATTGTTAGCACAATCAGGAGTGTAAACTGGCTCCACGAAGTTCTCAAGTAGCCACTTCATTTGTGCTTGGCGTAATTTACAATTAGCTTGTATGTTAGTATTTCGTGAAGCCATAAGTCCTCCTTACATCGCTCTCAAAGCATCACGCAAAGCACTATGGTCGCCACCAAAAATATCTGGTTCGGCTTCAGTACCGTTACCTGGTTTGCCAACTGGTTTAGCCAAGTTATTTACTGGTTTAGGTGTTTCTGTTGGAGCTGGTGCAGGAGCCACATTTGTTGGTGCAGGAGCTGGAGCAACATTTTTAGCACCGCGTTCTTCAACCAATTTGTTTTCCAAATCGTGAACAGCTAAAATTCTCATTAAAGGAGAACCCAAAGACATAATCTTTTGAACTTGGTCCTTGTGTGTAGCAAAATGTTCAAGAATCAAAGGATAGTTTGGAGTCTGGTGTAAGTATTCAACGATGTTCTTTTCAGCATTTAACAATTCTTCAAGTCCATCTTCATATGCTTTAGAAACAGTATCGTGCCAAGCAGTACGGCTAGCTTCATCAGGATACCATTTGCTAATACCCTTATCCAATTCGGTTCTATGCTGCATTTCTTGTTCATATTGCTTTTGATACTGTTCGTATTCTTCTCGCATGGACTTTTCTTTATCGGCCCAGCGTTTATTCATTTCCTGTTCAATTACGGCTTTGGCATAATCACCATAAGTAGCAAAGTCTTCGGGATTTAATTCTTTTTCGGGATTCTTAAATTTGTTTAATTCGTCTTGGAAAGCTCCAAATTTCTTTTCGTATTCGGAAAGTTTGCTTTCCCATCTGTCTTTCTGTTTGCCCATTTGACGCTTCAGGCTATACAGCATTTCATCGTAATCCTTCTTACTCACATATTCGGGAGCAGGAGCAGGAGCAGGTGTTTCAACCGATTCGGATGGCTGTGATTCAACAGGTGTTTCTTGAACTTCCTCACTTGGAGTTTCAGTAGTATTAACAACTTCTTCAGTAGATTCTTCTTCATTTAAAGCAGCTCTTGTGGCTTCTAATTCTTCGTTTGTCATGTATTAACCTCATTTGTATGGAAACAGGTGCCATATTCACCGACCTTTAAAACAAAAATAGTATGCAGGGCAAAGGTCAAGCCCCACATACTATTTATAGTGAGTTATTAACTCTTACTATTTCTTAACGAAAACAGTTACATTCTGACGAGGTTCAGCAATCTGAGCAGCATAAGGACAGTCAATTCTTACGATAGACTTTCTGTTCAAGATGTCAGATGCAGCAACACATTCAAGTCTTACACCATCAACTGTTTCTGTACCAAATTCTTCGGTAGCAGGCATGTGGTTGAACTTATATGTGTCAAAACCAAGTGCGTCAGCAATACGGACAGAACCAACTTCGTACTTTGTACCAGTTGCGAGAACAGGTGTGAGTGACAAAGCAGTAGTACCGCTAGCAACCCAAGCGTTAGGGTTGTTGTAGTTTTCGCCCTTGTAGGTGATTCTCAATTCAGGAATATTACCATTTGCGTCGGCAAAGATAATGTAGTCCTGGTCGGTTTCCAAACCATTGACGTCAACAATCTTCAAGCCTTCGGCACGGAATGGGATAGAAGCATCAGCAACGCCACCAGTAATGGCAACAGCACTTACTTTGTCCAAACCACGGGCAGATGTTTCTTCTGTCAAGGAGATTGTAGCAGCCATAGCGGAAGGAGTGGTGATTACAGGAAGACCCTGGCATTCAATCTGAGAAGCACCAGCATATTCACCCAAGTAGTTCTTGGAGTAAATTTTCTTCTGTTGTTCATCAGGAATGAACTTTGCGAGACCACCAGCAGCAATCTTACCCATTGTAGTTGGGGACATGAAGGAGACCTTTTCGCCAGCTACTGCAACTTCTTCAAGTTTAGCAGCACCTTCGGAAAGGGTATCAAAACCAGCGTCACCAGTGGTTACAACGGCCTGGCAAGAACGATAAATGGTGTTCTTGATAACGTCATCTTGAACGGTCTTTGCCAATTTGGTTGCTTTCTTGTTAATGATTTTCTGTTTGAAATCACGAATGTTTACTAATTTGTCCCAAGAATCGTATTCTACGTTTGTATTTTTGTTCTTTAGAGTTGTAGAATATTCAATCTGGGTTACACCTTCAGGGATGGTTGTAAGGCCATCATATACCTTACCTGGGTCATCAATGTAGGTATGGATCTGCATACCATAGCCCTTGTTTTCCATTTCGCCCTGAGAAATCATAGACTGAGATTTCTTGATGTATGGCATTTCGTCAGCTACTGCAACAGCAAGAGCTTCCACCTTCTTTTGATTGCTGAATGTACTCATAAAATTACCTCATTTACTTAATTTGTTAAATATTTATTCCCAACTACACTTGCCATCACGTCTTAAAATGTGCCATTCTCGCATATATTTCTTAACGTCATCGCTTTTTGTCATACCGAAGTGTTCTTTATATTTTTCTCCAAAAGAACTCCATACTGTACAACTGTGAGTTGTTATTGGTTTGTGTCTACCTCTGGTATAAGTTAATTTGTTATTTTCACTATATGTAACAAGTTGTAAGTTAGACAAAGCGTTATTTTGTTTGTTACAATCAATGTGGTCAATACACATTCCTGGGGGTATTTCGCCCATGAAGGTTTCCCACATAATTCTGTGGAGCAAATGACCCTTTACTGTTACATAACCATTGTTCATTAAACAACCACAAGGAACCAAAATTCGTTCACCTTTATTGCTTCGTGTATATGGTTTAGGTCTTGCTTCTTTCAAACAAACACCATCTTTATTTAACCAAACTTTATACTTGGAATTATATACCATTATTAGACCTTTTTAGAACTATTTATTTCACACTTCAAATCCACCATTGGTCTAGCTTCATCTCCGTTCAAGTTTGTTCTATATTTAACCTACCGAACAAATTAAGGGCAGTGCCTAAGTTTATTCGGGACCAACCAACATCACTTAGACAAAAATCGTGTGCGTATAGCGGCACATTCGCATTCTATTGTTATTTATTATTTATTATTTTCGGTATTTAAAAACCCTCTCCAGGACGAACCAGGAGAGGGAAAACAACAATTAAAGAGATATAATTATGGGGAAAATGAACAAAATCCCATAACCATTTTTATTTATAGTTTAAATTCTTTGGTTTTCTTGTAATAATTTAATTTGTTTATATTCTCTTGGATAAGGAACTCCCATCCAATAACAGTGTGAGATTCGTTCAAGGCAACAAGCCATAAATCGTCTCTGGTAATTCGGGTCTATATTCTTGTCTTCTCTAGGTTCCAAAAGACCACTATTCTTATCTTGTACGAACTTTTCAACTGATTCTATGGTTGGTTCAAGTCCGAAGTAACGAAGTAGCAAAGTTAATTTGTTTCCACAGTATTCCACCCATTGTTTTATTACTGGTTTAGGAGCCTTAAATATGTTCCAACAAAGTAATTCATTACCTTGTAACACATTAAACTCCTGTGGGCTTAAAATAGAGTGTAGAGCATCGCATAATACTGGACTATGCCAATGTGCCAAGCCATCAAGTATGCTCATATTGAACTTACAAGGTTGAGGGAGTATTATATCACTTACACCCAAAGGGAGCTTGCGACGATAATGCTGGAGACAAGCTCTATCACATTCACGAATGTTGTTTTCAGCCCATTCCCAAAACCCGAACTCACCGAACAAGCGACTATCCCACTTAGTGTCAATGCTTATTGTATCTTCCAGTCCATTATCGCTCAAGTATAATTTGTTTGAGTAATCACCATAACTAGACTTAGCGAGCTTTAGACCTTCTTTATTATGACAAACTATTATGTTGTATTCAACTGTATAAGGTATATCAGGTGTTAATTTATTCATTTTTCCATCTCCCATCTTAATTTTCCATATCTTCTATACCAGTATATTTCTTTTCCATACAAGTTTACATCATCTGTTTTAGTAATACCATAATGTTTTTTAAATTCTTCACCAAAATATGACCTAACAACTCCTTTCTTTGATTCACTTTTATGTTTTCGTGTTAGTGGGTTGTTACAATTCTCTTTATGCGTACAAAGTTTTAAGTTGCTAAGTTCATTATTCTCCTTATGCGTGTCCTGATGGTCAATCTCCATACCAGGTGGTATTTTACTAACAAATGTTTCCCACATAAGTCTATGGCATAAGATTGATTTACCTTTAACTCTAACAGTTAAATATCCTTCTTTAGTTTTGCCAAAGCCACATTTTATAAATTTACCTGTGCTAGTTTGTCTATAAACTTCACCTTCATCTGTACACCATCTTTCCCATTTTTTATTATACTTAATTACCATTATCTTTCATTTCCTCCACATACTGGTTTAGTTTGTCTACAAGTTCTTCTTTTATTTGTTCTAGGTCCTTCGGACTCTCCCACTGGTTGTAAGTTGCTTCTATCGCACTCGTTAGAAACTGGTTCATCGCATTTCTTAAGTCTTCTAATGTAGTCATCTATAATCTTCTCCTTCTCAGGCGTATGTGTATTTAAATTAAAAAACCAACGCTTTAGAACTTCGGGTTCAGCTACCACATTACCACAAGCGTCCTTAACACCTAATCTTCGTTCACACCATTCTCGGGTGCTTTTACAAATATAATGGTCTATG